CGCCTCTTTTAGGTCACCAAAAATGTCGTTCCTGTTTTCAACTTCCATAGCTAACCTACTTCTGGCAACATCTAAATTACCTGCAGAGATACTAGTCTTAGTAAGATCATCTCTCGTTAAGCTTGGGTTGCCCGTTTCACCTTCGTTTATTAGAGCGTTATACAAATTTTGTTGAACTTGTGGGTCAAAAGAAGAAGCTGTAGCAATCATAATAGAGGCAGCCCTATAGTTAGCGTCCGACATAATCCCGTCTTGTTTCGCTTTTACTAAGTCCTCTTTCTTTTTAATTTTTAAGTCATCTAGGAGGGTCTTAACCCCTTGGACAGTGTCTTGATCTAACTGCTTAATAAACTCTTGGTTTTTAGGATTAGCAAACCATTGAACTGCTTTTTCAGGATCATCTGGAATTTGGAAAACAGCGTTAGTTTGGCCTTCATTGAACACAGGTGTTTGTTGAGTTGTTTCTCCTCCAGTGCCCTTAATCGCATTAATACCCGCCATGCCTCCACCAGCTATAGTAGAAGTTGTAATAGCACGGCCTGCATCGAGTTTTCTACCTGCTACGTTCACCGCTTGTGATGCCTCATCGGTTAGACCCATAGATTTAGCTGCATCGCCAAGGGGTTGATTTGTATTCTTCCTTGTTGCTGTTTTTACAACCTCTCCAGGTTTAGTAACTGACTTAACGGCAAGGTTCTTTATACCCGTAAGTAACTTAGGAGCAAACTTAATAGCAGCTATGCCTCCTCTTACGACTCCGCCCGCAAGTAAACCAGCCCCAGGAACAAGTAACAATCCATTAGAAACAAGTAAAGCTTTATCCGTAGCGCTTAAACCGTTCCACCAGTTACCCCAAGTTTCTTGATCCTCTGGAGATAAGTCTCCTACGGATTGCGTCTCTGACTCACTAACAGGAGCACCCATTTCTTCTATAAGTTGTTGTGTTTCTCCAGAAACGTCTTGATTTGCAACATCCTCTTGGAGAGTAGTAGCATCAATGCCAAGCCTACCGGGTCTTGACCTTTGTTTCTCCTCTGTAGCTTCCGTTTGTTGACTAGGAGCAGGAATTGACTCTAAACCAGTGGGTTGTGAACCGCGGCTTGGGTTTATTTGTTCTATTTGCTCATTAAGAGACGCAATTCCAGTAATAAAAGCATCTGGAGGAGCATCTGGGTCGGCAAGTAGTTGACTTGCTACTCCTTTGATTTGATTTTCAGCAGTTTCAAATATTAAATCTTTTCTCCACTTACCTACCGCACTGCCAGATATACCATTTCTAGCTACTTGGTTATCAAATAAACCCTCATAGATAAGCTCAAGCTGACTTTGAGTTACAAGAGCTGGTTTATCATCTGGATCTGACGATCTATTTAAAGTAACTGGAACTATTTCTCCGTTCTTTTTTCTAATTTCTAAAATAAAACGAGGCCCGTCTTCTGTTTCTATTTGTCTAGGTTTGCCTGCAAACTCTCCAACTACTTCCTTGCCATCTGCATCGTAATACGCTCGACCCCTATTTTCGGAGTTTACTAAATCAAGGTAACTCTGAGTGCTAAAGTTATGTAGTTTTTCTAAATTTACTTCTGTTCCTTTTTGAGGATCTAGGGTAAACACATCAGCTGCAATAAACTCATTGTTAAGCTGTTGCCCTTGCTCACGTTTACGTTGACGTTGCAGAACTCCTAATTGTTCCTTGTTAGTTGCTATGCCGCTGGCTCTACTTAAGCCACCTAAAAACATGTCTCCTAATCTATCTCCTCTAAGCGCCATAATACTTCTCTAGATTGCGAATGCTAATAGTGCAGCAGACGCTAAACTACCTCCCAATCCAATCATTTGACTTTTGTGCGCTGCTTTTGCGCTGTTATATGCGTTTCTTTTGTTAGCCGCCATAGCCGAAGCGTCTCCTAAACCCGACAGCGATGTTCTGTTTACTCCTTGTCCGATGTTAATAAGATCAGCTAAAGTAGACCTATTTATTTGATCCTGCGCTATTCTTGCGTTGTTTAACATACCTGTAGTAGTTGTAGCTCCAGCTAAATCAAGTGCTTTGGCTTGTTCTTGCCTTTGCACTGCTGTTAAGCCAGCCCCACCATACCTTTCTATGTTTCTTTGTTGAATTCCTCTAGCAATTTCCGTTTGTGTAGCCGAATCCTCCTGTGCTTTGTCTATTAGACTAGTATCAGTTTGAGCGTCCTCTAGAAGGCCTTCTTCAAATCCTCTAAAATCCCTTACATAGTTTTCGTAATCAGAACGAGTAATGTCTGCATAGGTTTTTTCTGGATCAGTAACCTCGGGCAAAGACGTAGTAGAATAGTCAGTATACGCATCCCCGAGCCCCATAACTGCTTGTTCTATCATCTGCATTATCCTGGTATGCTCCCATCTAAATTGTATCTACCATAGCTACCGACATCCAACCTGCCTAAAGTACTGCCATCTGGCGTTTTTCCTAAACCCGCTGGAGTAAAGAAAGAACCACCCTTACCGCTTCGTCTATTTTGTATTCCTTGGCCGAGAAGGGCGCCGCCAACATCAAGCCCGGCGTAAAGTCTAGCATCTCTAATCATTTGTTTATCTCTAGCTTTACTTAAATCACTAGTAGATTGAATATTAGCGGCTCTACTTAAACCTGAAACTGCATCCGCTTGTTGGCCTCTTGCGGTACCTAGTACTCCAACTTGTCCTTCTCGTTTAGCCATTAAAGCAGTTCGTTCGGCTTCTAGTTGTTGACTACCGCCTGCTGAAGCTATATCCGCTGCTGCATCTACAGATCGAGCTGCTTGTAAACTAGGTCTAGAAGTCAAGGCTTGTATTACATCAGCTCCTGCTCTTCCGGTAGATATGTCTGAAAAATCTTTAGTATCCGTAATATCTCTTAGCCTACGCAGTAGGGGACCATAATTTTTATCAAAGTAATCTTTTTCTGCTTTTGCTACAGATGCACTTAGCTTTTCCTCTTCGCTAGGCTTATATTCTTGTTTTTTAGGTTTATTACTCATTTACTTCCTTTGTATAAACTCGTGTATTCAAGCTAAACCCTTGCTTTAACGCATATTCTTCCATTTGCGAAACAGAAGATCTAGCCTCTATATACCTACAGCCTGCATTACGAGCAAGCTCTTCAAACCATTGTACATGTTTCATCCAGTTATGTTTACCAGTTTCGTACACATACGCTATCCAAATTAATAGTGTTCTATCGCCAGTAAAAGGGTCTATTTCTGTACTAAGAACTAAAAACCCCATAGGCGATGTAAACAATTCTGCCCTACCATTGACGCACTCGCTGTATACATCTTCTGGTCTAAAAGTAAGATTAGAGTCTTCCGCTATTATTGACTCGATTCCTATTTTTACCTCAGGCCAACACTTTCGTATGTCTGCAAGCTGCGGTAGAATAAACTCGTCTTCACTAATAGTCTATCTCCTTACCATACCTTCTATATCTTTTTCTAGGGTTTAAGCCAACCCCTTTATACTTAACAAGTCTTTTAACTCCAAGGTCGCCCGCTCTTGATCTAGCTTCAGCTTCTCTAACTTGTTCGTCAAATAAATTTCTGTAATCGGCTGCAGCTCTAGAGTCGCTCCACTCTCTAGAGGGTATTCTTAATAATCTCCACAAAGCTCCAAAAATAATCCCATCTCTATAGTCTGTAGAAAAATCTGTATCTATATTATTAGAAGATCTAGTTGGTTTAAGAGCTACACTAACTCTAAAACCGTCAGTTTTTGTAGCATTAGGTACAGGAGCTACATAAAAAATATCTGGAGATTGTTGTAAAAATACTTCAGGTATACCAGTTCTATCTCTCCAGTCTGGGTAATTAAGTTCTAAACTACGTGGGCTAGTGGGGTCCATGTCCTCACCATCATAAGTCATCCATAAAATTTGATGTACATCCGTGCCAGTCGGTTGGTCAAACTCGTACTCAAATACTCCGCTTATGCTTGTTATAACATCTAGTTCAACTATATATGCTTTAGATTTTTCACACAGTTCTATGGTTGCGGAACGCAAATTAGACTCTACTAAAGTGTCAGGGCATCCCGGAACGTACGGTAGTACTTCTTTTACTAGCGAACTAAAACTCGCCATGCTCTTAGGCTCCTATATTTGGAGCTACTCTAGACCCTGCATAATCAAAGTTAGGGTTCGTAATATTTGATGCTGCGGTGGATTGGCCTAAACTATTATTAAACAAAGCGTAGTGTTGGTTAGATCTTTGAGCATTACCAGCATATTCAGCGTCTTTAAGATAAGCTTTAAATAAAACAAAATCAATTATTGCATTTGCAAACGTATCATCAACATCTATTGTTGAAGACGTAGCACTTAGGTCAGTAGGAGATTTAGAATAAACAATTTCTAAATACGCATTACCGGCAACTCCTGGATATACGTAATAGTTCCTAGGGTCATCTTGATCAAAAATATAATGTTTTACTGTAGTGCCATGTGCGGCATCTCCACTAACCGATGGGCTATTCCAATCAGGTTCTTGTGTATTAAGAATATCTAGATCTACGATGCGAACTGCCCTGCCGCCTGTAGCGCCGCCAGAAGCGTCCGACATATTTCTAGTAATTTTAATTAACCTTAATCCGGCTGTTGGTAACGTCTGTTTTGTACCAGTAACTAACTGCACATTAGCTGTAGTCGCCGAAGCGTCAGGTCTAAGATTTACTACCTCTCTTTGAGCATCGTTTATGTACCTAAGCAGCTCTGCTTCAGGCCAACGCACGCTTGTTGTATCTTGAAGAGTATCTTGTACTCTAGAAATTAAGTTCGCCCCAGTTAGTGTTCCCATTTTTTACTTTAGTTAAGTGCGGCTTTTAACTCTTCTATTAAAGCTGCTTTAGTTTTACGTCTGTCTAGTTCTATACCAAGCGTACGACCATACTCTTCTAATTGAACTTTTGTCATATCTTCAAAAGATACTGTAGACTCTTCAGTAGCCGTTTCTTCTACGGATGTTTCCTCTACAGGTGTCTCTTCTACAACTGGAGCAGTCTCTACTGCACCTTCTTCAACTTCTTTTGCGCCCTGTTGTAAACACAGAACTCCAAAATCGTGCCCTACAGATTTAGGTACACCAGCTTCAAATGAATCTGCATGTCCCCAAGTAGAGGCTACATATGTGTCTTGATCAAATACTACTTTCATATCTTACTCCTTAATAAATTTACAGGTGACTAACAATTGTTAGCCACCCGTAAAATGTTATCACAATTAGAATGCGACATCTAATCTTATAACACCGAAGTCTTCAGACTGACCTGTTATGTCAGAATTATACTTAGGTTTTTTAAGACCAAAAATCTTACCAATTGAGATACCGTTTTGGTTTCCATAGTCGAAAGTATCTTCAACTATTTCTGGAAGACCAATGTCAGCCATCGCAAGTGCTTGCGCACCACAGAATAGACATGACGCGTAATCAACATCAGCATCAGCACCACCTTTGTATCCAGCAGAACCAGCATTGCTGGATGTACCGGCTGTAGCGCCCGAAGTGTTAAATACATGCCTAAACTCATGAACCATAACACCGTCAACCATTAAGCTAGAAGATCCAGCAAATAGTTCGTTGTTTGGTCCTCTGATTCCAGCGCTTCTTACGTTTGATAAGAAGTCTGAATCGAGTTTAAGGTCAGCCATTACCTGCGGAGAAACAAAGAAATGATACATCTCTTCATTACCAGCGCCTCTCATTCCTCTGATGTACTGATCTTTAGCAAAAGCTTTTAGATCGACGATATGTCTGTACTTCAAAGTATCAGATGCAGTAATAGATGTAACAGAACCAGCAGCAAGATTATTGCCACTAATTCTTTTGTGTCTATTACTTGTTGCTGCAGATACATCACTGTTAAACGTTAGATCTCCAAGGTTCTGTCCTGATGTAAGAACAGGCCTTATAGCTCCGTTGTTTTTGTTAGTATATGCAACACCAGCTAGCGACAAGAACGCAAGTTGGTCTATCCTATCAGCCATTGCATAAGCAAGTGCGTCTCTAGAATGCTCACGGAAATTCACAACTGATTTTTGATCCGCTAGTCTGCCCGAAAGCCTATTAGCAAATCTTAATTGATCAAGCTGCACGACGATGTCGAAGGATCTTAACGCCTCTTCATTTCCTTCTAAGGTGTTGTCTCCAACAATACCATCACCGGTCATGTCAGCAAGAAGAGTTAAAACTGCTCTTGCTCCTTTCTCGGATTGGGTAAGTTCAGAAATTTCCTGAACCATTGCGTTGGGTCCGCTACCTGCGAATTGATTAATGAAGGACATATTCCTAGC